GTATTTCGCCCAATTTTTGATCCGATATTTTGTTTTTGTTTTAATTTTTGTTTTCATAGCTTTGTTTTAATGTTAATATATCTATATTATATCACAAATCCGCAAGCGGATTTGTGCAACAAAGCCGTTAATAATTATTTAATCTAATGATGTCATATCTTCATCTAATGTATCGCTCCCCTTTGAAATCAACACACTTCCACCAATTGCTGAAATAATGCCTTTTTGAAAATTAGCTGTTTTTATCATCCCCCTTACTACAATATTTGTTGCTTCAATTAAATCTTTTGATATTAAAAATCCAGATACGCCAGATGAATAATCAGATGATTTTATTCTTTCGTTAGCAGAGTCAATATCTATATTGGTTGAATACAATCTTGTGGAGTCAATATTCCATCCACCAACAGTGCCAGTTGTCGCTGTTATAGAACCTCTAAAAATTCCATTTCCAAACTCCACTGTTCCGTCTGCTCCAATATTCCATCCAGTTGAACCTGTTATAAAATTTTTGCTTCTTAAAAATCCATCAGATATTATTAAATTGCCATTAACTTCTCCGCTAACCAAACTTTCAGATTGAGTTTCAGTTGATATTAAATTTGTATTAGTTAAAGAAACTTGATTAGGATTATCAATAATATCAGAAACATTTTCTGTGTCTCTATACAACGCATTATTCAAATTTAGTTCTTGTAAAGTCGCCATACTAAATACTTATAAGATTTAAAAGCTCAAAAGTTCTCCAAATGAAAGGACTTCCAACGGTATTGCCAGACAATCTAAATTTAATTCTAACGAAATTTTTTGAATTAAAAGTAAATTTATGCGACAAGTCTTTTTTAATTTCTCCAATTGGCGTCCACTTGTTTTTGTCTTCATTGTCAATTTGATAACTAACTTGACAGCCATTAGCGTTTTCGTGAATTGCCACTATTTCAGTTAAAGACTTTAAAGTTGATTTACTTGCGGTTAAATACAGCCAATGTGTTTGCAGGTCATAATTTATTGGACTGCCATCATCACTTGTTCCACTGTCAAAAGTATAAACTTTTCCTGCGTTTCCACCAACAACATTTACTAATGTTGTTCCATTGTCAAATAAGCAAGCACTGCGTATTTCAACAGCATAGTTATAAACAGTCCAAATCTGAGTGGAAATTGTAAATCGGCAAACAACATTATTAAAGGTTATTCCCTCTAAGGTAATATCCCCGATTGACCAATAAAGGTGGTCGTCATCGCTCCAACCTGAAACATTTTCATAGTAAGTTCTTGGGATTGCTTTTATAATATCTATAATTGGTCTTGAAATTTCCTGCTGTGTTCCGCCGTCAACAAACTTGTAAAACCCTGTCGGGTGATGATAATAAATTCCATCTTTCGCTTCAATAACACTTTCTTGGCTGTAAGTTCCCATTAAAATTGACGGATCTGGGTCAACTGAGTTTATTGAATAAATTCTGTATATATGATTTTGTTTAAATACTAACAACATTCTCGGATGCCTTTGAATAGCAGTAATTTTTTCTCCATCTTGCGGACTAATTTGAATAAACGAAGTTCCTCCCGTAATTGTGTTTGAGGTTGACACCACATCTGAATAATAAACTTTATCTGTTGCACTGCTCGCCACCCAAATTCTTGAACGGAAGTTTTCAATACAATCACCAGCAGGCAAAGATGCAACATTAGTTGAACCAAATGAACCCGAACCATTGTAAGTTGAACAAACCTCATTCCCATTTCCATTCACCATAAAAGTATAATCTACAAAATTTGTAAATCTTGCTTTGCTTGAAGCTGTTAGTGTAGTTCTAACTGTGCTCCAAGCTGAACCATTCCAAGAATAAACCGATGTATTTAACTTTGCCAGTAATTTATAGTTAGAACCAGCATTATTTCGGTAATTAATCATTCCTAACACTGTTTCTGAGTCCTCTACAGCCCCTCCAAGAGCCGTTATACCTTTTCGTGATATAACCGCCCCTATTTGGTCAAAATGCAAATTCAGAGCCATTTGGCAGGTATTTTCTGGGGACAACAAATCGTCCACAGCTGAACTGCGTATAATTCCATTTTGTATGGGCGAAAGTGAAAATGACGGTATTTTTTGCATACTATCCAATATTTAGGTTAATTATTTGTCCTGTGTAATTTTTTAATACTTGATTTTCTTTCCCAGTATTCCACATTATAAAATCTTGGTCAGTATTTATTTGTAGTGAGGCATCTTTTTTTGCTTTAATCTTCCATTTTAATCCTGGAATGTAAATATGGTAAAACGGTTCATCTAATAAATCTCCATCAGAGTTTATGTCAGTTATTTTTTTATAATAATTCAACCAGATATTCTTACTAGCTAAATCATCAGAAAATGGGCAGTTAAATATTAGTGTTCCGTTGTCAACTGTATAATACATTGGCGTTCCAAAACTTGCCCCTTGCCAAACATCAACACCAGAGGTGTGATTATCCGCTATTACGGTTGCTCCGCTCAAAACATTCGTTGACTCGTTGTTGGCGGTATAAAGAATATTATCAATAGTTCCTGAAACCGCCTCAGCTGCGATATCTATACTTCCGCTTTCATCAAAGTCCCCCGAAGAGGTTAGAATTATTGAAGTGCTAATTGCCGTGATATCTCCGTTTAGCGTTGTGTGAGCCACATTTCTGTAATAATTATCGATATCGCTTTTATCTTTGTAATCTAATGGTAAAAAATTTCTGCCCAACCTAACTGAAAGTATGTTTTCGTTGGTTGACGGGTATCTTAAATCTGCTGGCAAGGTTATTTTGTATTGTCCTGGAATTATATTACCAGCATCATAATCAAAGGCGGTGCGAAACGACCAGCGAATTATGTTTTTGTGTTCGTCTATTTCTCTTCTTAATTCGTTTAATGCTTCGTATAAAAACTCTTTTGTTAAGACTTCATTGTCAATTTTTTCACCAGTCATTATAAGAACTTTCCTGATAATACTTCCGACTGAATTGTCAACATAGCCAGTGGCGATAAGTTCGTCGGAATATTGAGAATAAGAAGTGTCTGCTTCATTTTTAAATCTAACTCTGTAATAATCAGTTGAAGTTCCTGCAGCGTAGTTATAATATGTTGTTTCAGAGTCAGTTCTTATATTAACAGGCGAGTCTGCAATTTCTGCGTAAGTTGTCCCACCATCCGTGGAGCGTTCCACTACTATTTGATTGTAAGGAATAAATTGTATTTTTTCCCCTCGGCTGTGAGCATAAATTGAAGCAGACGACAATGTTATTGTGGTTGCTGTTGGAGTTGTTGATGCGTGAGTTCTTAATAATTCTGATTTCTCTGCCCCTTTGTTTCCAACTAAAATATATTGATCAGTGCTAAACTTTAATCCATTATCAACTGTAAAGGAAGAAACACCAGAAGCGACATCAGTATTAATAAAAGTTGCATTGCCAGAAATGTCAGGAAACTCAATAAATAATTCTACTCCGATATTTTCACCATATTTTACTCTAAATTTTGGGTTAATTTGCATAGATTTTAATTAAAAGGTATTTCCTTTTTTTCTAAATATTCATCTTTTTTTAATTGACTCCATATCCAATACATATTATCATTCTTTACTGCTTCAATATCCCAACCGCCATAAACCAAAGCATTGATTTTTTCTGCCGTAGGATATATTTTTTTCTTTCCAAGTATTGCTAATATTTTAAGTTCATTGATATATCCCCCTTTTGGTCTTCCTCTATAATAACGATGATAACATCTTGACTTTTTCCAATCTTTTGGGTTTATTTCATCGCCTAAATATGTTTTATTAAAATATCCTGCTGGATTTATTTTTTCGCCATTAACTCTTAACTCAAAATGTAGGTGGTCGCCTGTTGTATATTTACCTGTATTATCACAATATCCGATTAAATCACCTGCGATTACAATGTCTCCAACTTTAACTGATATTTTTTTTAAGTGGTAATAAAATGTTGACCAGCCCTCAGGATGTTGTATTTCAATTCCCAATCCTCCGTCTGAATAAGCTCCACACCTTACTACCTTTCCTCTGTTAGAAGCGTATAATTTACAGCCATTTCTTGCCCTGAAGTCTACTCCTGGATGATAAGGTAATCCCATTTTTTGATAAAAATTAAAGTAATTAACTCCAAATGGTTGGGCTATAAATATGTCTTTTAGTGGCAATCTTAAACTTGTCATATATTTAATTTATATTCTTGAATTAATAAATTAACTTTTTTTTCTTTGTTTTTAAATTCAGTTATTTTAAATAAATAATCTTGCTCCCTGTCTAAAAGTTCTTCATTTTTTCTTGTATATTCAATTTCTTTTGTGTTTAAGTCCTGCTCTAAAATAACGATTTTGTTTAATCTTGATTCAGCTTCCTCTTGTTTTTGGTTGATACCCCTTAACTTCTTATCAACTTCATTAATTTTACTGAAATATTTATTTTCATCTTCCTTCGCTTTTTTGAGAGAAGATTCAATTTCATTTGATTTTTTTTGTGCTTCGGATGTTAGTATGTCTATTTTTCTTTCTTTTTCTAACACGGAGTGTTCCCTGATTTGCAGATTACTTTCTCTTCCTAATTGTTTGCTTATTTTTTCAGCTAATGCTTTTTCTTTATCTTCTATCACTTTTGTTTTTTGGTTTATAATTTCATTATTTTCTTGTTCCAGTTTTTGCTTTCTTGAAATCCCATTATTTATATTTTCTAATTCTTGTTTTTGCGTTGAGATAAACGCCTCATTAGTTTTAATAGTTTCCTTAATATCGTCTAATTCCATCTGTGCTTCCCTTTTTTTGTCAATTAATTCTTTAATTTCTATTAAAGCAGAAAATTTTATATTGATTAATTTGTTTATAGTTTCATTACAGCTATCAATTTCTATTTTAACACTTGATATGCTGTTAATAATATTATTAAATTTTGTTTCTGCTTTTGATATTTCCTTATTAATTAATTCAATTTTTTCATTTTTGCGTGCTTCAATAATGTTGACTTCCTGATTAAGGAACGCCAATCTTTCTTCTACTTCTTGTATTTTCGGTTTTGTAATTTGAGACATAAATTTAAAAATAAATATAATAAATTACCTGTATTAAAAAACTCCAAAATATTATAGCTGGCAAATAAATAAAAATAATTTTTAATATCTTAATCATTTAATTTATTGTGGGGCAAAGTTCAAAAGCTAAAAAAATATGTTTTTTGGCTTCGCCCTATTATAAACTGCCTATCCAGCCCATAAGCCAGACAGCCAGTGCTATACTCGCTGTCAAAATTCCTATTTCCCATTTATTAAATTCTTTATTATTCATAAAGTAAATAAATAATCAGAGGCGGGAGGGGGAAATTTTATATTTCCCCCCATAAGCGGATTTAGAGGAAGCGAGCAAGTCTTTTTTGACGAGCATTTTGTAGACAAGTTCGGCATAATCCGTGTGAAATGCTGTTAATCGCCAATTCTCTGCGGCACAGTTTCCTTTTCTTGCGGGGACAATCAATACAATTATTTTTATCCCATTCTATATTTTCGTCCCTTTTACAACCAACCAGCCGTCCGCACTCGCAACAAACAGTATAGATAACCATATCGCCCCCCTTTCTTTTAAATATAAATGTCAATTTTATTTGAAAGAGCTATTTTAAAAATGTTGATAACACTAACCCAAAAATAGTTAAAATAATTCCAAAAACTAATATTTTCCGCCAAAAAATAAAATCACTTTGGGAGGCATATCGTTTATCCGTTTTTTCTAAAATCTTTTCGGGCAATTCTGCGATTTCCACTCGCAAATTATTAATAATATCTGATAATTTATCAATTTTATCCCCCATATTTTTAACATTTTTATCGCATTTTTCTTGTAAAACAAAATTCGGCATAAATTATAAATTAAGAATTTTATTTGATTATATATTTTGCCTTAATCCTCCCATACACTACCATAAACGCTCCCACCACTCCGAATAAAGCAATAATAAATGTTGATATTTCTTCCGTGCCGATTTCAATTTTTAGGATTTGCCCTAAAAATACAAGAATGGAAATAATCGCTCCTTGTATTGTAGTGGATTGATACCACGATTTTGTTCCGTTATTCATAAATTTTATATTTAGTTAATTAAAATTTCAAAGCATATTGTCAAAATCATCCCTAAAAAGAAAGCTCCCAATAAAATCAATGTGCCAATAATGATATTTTCTATTTTCATAAAATTACTGAATTAATCCTATTGCTTTTAATTTTGTTTCTAATTCATCCACTCTTGTTTGTAAATTTTTAATAACTTTTAATAATGTCTGCGCTTCATCTGCCGTTACAAATCCATAGGGTGCGCTTTGTGTAAAGTCCTGTATAATATAGTCAGGAATTCCAGGTTCGGTATAAGTAATTTGTGTTGTTGACGCAGTTAATGCTGCTGGCTGTGTTATCGGAGTTGCCCCCCAAATACCTAATTTCTGTCCACTTGCTCCACCAACTGTGCCTATTTTCGTGCCGGTGGCGGTGTCTAAAATGATGTTTTTAGCATTAGATATTGTTATATCGCCTTGTAATGCAGTTGTTCCATTGACAAGAAGATTCCCTCCTCCAGTCAAAGGAACAATGCTGACATTATCAAGCGCAAACTCATTATTTGTTGCAAGATTACCAAAAACGAGACTGCTTGATGTAGATTTTGCTATAAAATATACTTCCCAATATAATCCATTAGAAGTTGAGGAACGGATAGGTATTATTTGGTTATCAAATGTTACCACAACAGACCCAGAGGAATACTGATCGCTCGGAACAACGTATCTTAATCTATACAATAAACCTATCGTCATACCAGAGATTGTTTGTGATATTGTCCCACTAGAACCAGCCGTATAATAGGCAACCCCATTAGCAATGCTCCACCCACCCGTTTTTGTCCACGATGTATCAGTTGTAAAATCTCCGTTAATTACAAGGTTAGAACCTACTGTAGTGCCAAACAATGACAAATTACCTGGAATTGCCACGATTCCTTTTGCTCCATCAATCCTTGGTTCAATGATGATATTATCTGTGCTTTGCCGTATATATCCTATGGCTGACATTGCTGCTTCTCTGCGTTGAGATAACAAAATACCTAACCACGCCGAGGAAGGACCATCTCCCCACCCATTCATTTGAGAATCGCCCAACGTCGGACTATTAATCCCTTGAGTAGCAATCCTAAAATATGGCGATATATAACTAAGCCCAAATGTAAAACCACTTCCAAAACCTGATCCACTTACAAAGTTAATAGTTGCAGATTCACCGCTTACGTTTGTTGAAAAAGCCGAAGCTCCTGGAGTTATACCAATAATAGTGCCATTACCAGGAACTTTGAATCCGATTGTTGCGAAATAGTTAGGAGCAGTAAATAACATCCTGCCACCAAATCCACCTACCCCAGATGCATCAAAGCCAGTATTATTTGCATCTACTCCTTTCATAAACATTCTCCCAGAATAAATATAACCATTCTGGCGAACATACGCCTTCTCAACCCCAGCGTTTTGGAATGAAGCAATTTTGTCAGTTGTTGTTAAAGTATTGGAAGTATTAAAAATATAAGCCTTTGCAGTAGAACCAGCAGCAACCCCTGACGTCATCTGCAAAGAATAATTTCCGCTATTCAGGGCATTGGGGAGATTGGCAAGGGTTAAAGCCCCTGTCATTGTATCGCCAGTATCTATAATATATTGCGGGTGGTTGTCTGCTGTTAAATCCTGTAAGTCATTATGGCTTCTATTTGTAATTTGTGTAATGTTTGTTAAGGTAATAACGTCGGGAATTTCTGTATCTGATAGTGAATAATTTGTAAAAGAGCCAGCAACTTTTTTAATAAATTCACCACTCGCCGAATTAGGCAAATTGCTTAACTCAGAAATCATATCAATTTCCTCGTCAGATGATTGTTCAGGTTGTGGTGAAATGTAGCTCATATAAGTGTATTTGTATTCAATGTTTTAATATTTGCGATCGGATTTGTGTTTATAGTTTTAATATTTGCCATTAAGTTGGTGTTGTAGGATTTTAAATTTCCACCTGCACTTGGTTCGGAATACTGAGCAAAATACATATCATCTGTTGCGTAAGAGGTAAAAGCTCCCAGTGCTCCCCTTCCTCTTAATCCAGAAGCATAAGGGTTAGATGAACTATAACCTGCCCCATAATAATTAGTTCCATCATTTGATCCAGTTCGGTAAACAACCCACCAATATTTTGTTCCTGCATTAACTATACCTGATGTAAAAGTAAAAGTTTTTGTTGTTAAAGTTGTAGTTAAACCAGTATAAGGAATTGTATTAGTAGAAGTTGCCACCAAACTTCCTGTTTGATCAGCTCCATTATCGATATAAACCTTCATACTAACCGCATCTGTTGGACTTCCTACCAATCTTAATGTGCAATCAATACGACATAATGTCCCTGTTGTTGAAGGAATAAATTGATTTCCCTGATAACCAATTGACACGGCTAATCCAAATACCCCAGTTATTGAACCAGTTGCTTGTGATTGATCTAATGTGCAAGCCATATATTACGCTACAACGGATTGCTGATCTGGCGATGGATTGAAAAATATCACATCCGCCGAAACCGCAAATCCGATAACTTTAATAATTGCATCTGCTCCCGTTGGAATTGCTTCTTGGATTGCTCCGAGAGTTTCTCCTGCGTAAAGTGTTGCTCCTACTGTCCAAGCCCAAGTATCATCTCTGACAAAACTTCCAGGTAAGGCAACTAACATCGCCTGTGTATCATTTTTCGCCTCCAAAGAAATTCCTAATAAGCCATTGCAAGTAGCCACTGCATCTGCATCAACTTCTAACCACTTTCCCCCAGAACTGAGAAAAACTAAGTCAAAAGCCGAGGCAGTATAACCAGATTGAATTGCATTTGTAGTGTTGCCTGTTGCAGTGTGGTCTGAGGCTGGAATATCTAAATCTATATAACCAGATTGAACTGTTGCTCCTGTAAATGTTTTATTTGATAAAGATTGAGTTCCTGAAATTGTGGTAATATTTATTCCTTCTATTGAAACTAAGCCAGCACTAACCCTCGTAATCGTAGTATCAGAGGCGTGTCCAAGCTCTATGCTTCCAGTTGTTGTTATTGTAGCAACTGTAATACTTGGTGTTCCTGATAATCCAGCGGAAGTTCCTGATGTATTTTGATTAAGAGTTGGGAATGTGCAATTTGTTAAAGTTCCAGCACTTGGCGTTCCTATATCGGGGGTTGTTAAAGTAATTCCTGCCAAAGTTAATGCAGCGCTTGCTCTGTTTATGGCAACTTGTGTTGTCCCTATATAATGTGTTTGCCCAACGTCTGCCTTAGAGGTAGCTAAACCTGAGTATAAAGAATTGGCAGAATTATCTCCTGTATTAGTTCCTGATGTATTTCCAATAACAACTAATTGAGCATCTGAAACATAGTTATCGTCTGCACCCATACTTGCTTGTTTTCCATCAAGTTGAGTTTGAATTGCTGACGAAACTCCCTTAACATAAGAAAGCTCCGTTAAAGAGGGATAAGTTGCCACAGCAAGAGTCCCAAGCGTATTTGCTCCAGACCAATAAGTTAATTCATTTATAGTTCCTGTTCCTACTGATGTTAAATAAGTTGAGTTATCAAATGAAATTACAGAACCATTACCTTTTATAAATCCAGTTCCGTTGGTTGTAGAAGATGTCGTTATATTATCAATAGTTAATGTCCTATCGGGTAGTGTATAAACTCTGTCGGCTGTATTTGTGTTAACAAAATAACCATCAAATGTATTGGCAACATTTCTTAATTTCATTGTTGAATTTAAAAAAGTTTTAATACCAGAATTTGTTTGCACAGAAGCAAGCACCATATCGCCTGTCCCACCTCCTGCTGCTGAATTTTCAAAGGTCAATATCCCTGTTTTACGAATAAATTGCCCTGCCTCTGAGGCTGCCAATGCAGCCAAATTTGTTAAAGCTGTTATTTCTGAGCTTGTTGATTGCTCTCCTTGGATTGATATTTGACTCATAAAATTATATATGGATTATGTCTTCTCAATCTTTTCTCGTAAATTTCCAAATCTTTTTGTCTTTTTGCTAAAATTTTATGTTCATTCATTATAACTTCCTTATCTTTTTTTAACTTTTCTGTAATTTCCTTAATTTCAATGCTTAATTTTTTCTTTTCAATTTCTAAATTTTTAATTGTTTTTTTGTTTTCTTCTATTTTTTGCCATAATTTATTGCTTTCACTTAATCCCTCGTTTGCCGAATTAGTTAACTCACCCTTTAACTTTATAATATTGATTATTAAATTGTCTTCTTCAACCTTTAACTTGTTTATTTCTAAATTTAACCCACACAACTCATCTATCAATATATCTTTTTGCCTTAACTGTTCTTTTGTCTTGTTATTTAATTCAGACAATTCTATTTTTTGATTTTTAATAACCTCTTTGCCTAATTTTTCCTTTTCTACAATTTCATTGTCTAATTTAATTAACTTTTGCTTCACATTAGAAAAAATCTTCTCCTTGTCTTTAATTTCTCCTGTTAAAAATATAATTTCCTGCTCCAATGTCGCCTTTTTCTTTTCTTGGAAGGATATTGCCTTTAAATTTTTCTCTAATTTCTTATTCATTTTTTTATTTTAATTATTCTCCAACTATTCTATATCTAACAAATCCCCCAACCTGAACTGCTCCGCCTAAGTCTATAACAAATGCTTCTCCGGGAAGACAAGTTATAATTCCGTGTTCATTGCCGATTGCGTTTTCTATTGTATATGCTTGTTTGGCGTCTAAAGGATAAGCTCCACCGTAAGCGGTTGTCCCTTGTTTTAACTGCACTGTCACAGCGGAAGTTGGTAAAAAATTAATATGGTCAATTGCAATATATCCAGTCGTAGGAGCTGCGATTATTGTATTGTTGCCAGATGAACTGATATTTATATCAGCTTTTTTTAAATTTTCGCTAAATAACATAGTTTTTTGTTAGTTAATAATTATCTCATCCCTACCCCCATAAAGGGGTAGGAAGAAAAAACTATTTTTTTGGTTTTTTCTTTCCTGAACATTTTTGTTTCATACTTTTACGTTATTTTATGTTGCGTTATAGTAAGGCACCCACTGATCAGTTCCACCAATTCCAATTTTAAAGAACCCTGTTGGAGCATTGGTTTGCGGTGCAGCTGTTGAGCCAGCAAAGGTGTTCATATTGAAATTTTGTTTTGCTGCTGCAATTCCAGTAGTATCAATCGCAGTGAGAGTTGAATAGAAAGTTAACTTTCCCACTATTAGCCCTCACTCTTGTTAAGTTTAATTAAGTCGTTGAACTATCCCCAGCCGAAGCTATCCAAGAGCGAGCAACATCATTGTGCCCGAGATCAAACAGCGAATGACCAGCCCATTGCAATTCACGTGTTTTGTAAACTACATTGACAGGGTCAACATTGTTTGATTCTGACTCAATGAATTGAAATCCTTCACTGTCAGATAAAGCCCTTGAACTATCAAACATATACCAATATGCATCGGAGGTAAGATAATCAAGTTCAATAATCTTAAACGGAGGAACTCCAGCACCATCATTATTAAAGCTTTCTGGGATTTTACCATTTTTAATCGCAGCTAAAATTTCTTTAGCTTTAAAAGACACAGAAGAACCTTTCTTGCAAACCAAAGTGTCTAAGGTCGCAGGATAAGGATTACCTCTTGGGTCAACGAACAAGGAAGCAGTCCGGATCGCAGCTTTATAGCCAGCGTAATCAAACGGTAGCGAATAAGTTATGCCGTCGTAAACGACGTTGTTAATATTCGTTCCACCGTCTTCTCTGGTGTGAGCGGTTGTAAAAGCCTCAACACTATCTCCACCTGTCGTGGTAATTGTTTTATTTCCACTCAAAGCATCGCTATGAGTGTAAGAAGTGTCAAAGCCATTTACCAATCTTTCAGCAGCTAATTTTTCTTTTTTCCTGCTCAGTGCATTGGTAATCTGCTTTGTGATATTAGTTACATCCCTTTTCTTGATAGCAAATTTCCAAGTGATATAAGAGAAGCTCTCTAAAATATCAATCTGTTGCTGTGTGTATGTTTTTTTATTTGTTTCAATTGGCACATCTTCTTTGATTGAAGCATTTTCGTTTGTGAAAGAAGCTTCTCTAAGACCTGAAATGCCAGCATCCTTTTCATAATAATCAGTAGTCGTTCTGAAGTTCATATACTTTTTAAGTTGAAGTTCAGGGGTTGACTCTTTCTGAAAATATTTTTGAACGGATTTATCAATAGCATTTGCAGCTTGTGCCACCATCATTGGACTTGTAGGCATATATTTAAGTTATTTATTTAATAAAAGTTCTAAGTTAAAGCTCTAATAAACTCTCCTTTGATATGAGTTGTGTCAATAACACCAGTTTGCATAAAGATGCCGTTTGTTGCGTTATCAGTCCCTGCATTGTTGACAGTATTTTTATCGGTAAGAGTCATTCTCATATAATTATGAGCAGCGTTTGCGGTGTTAGTTACCTCCACCACATATTCAGCACCATAAACTATATCTTGAATTAGAACTTCTGTATTTGCGGAAGTCGCAGCAGTAGCCACAATACCTCCACCTTGCAATAAAGAAACCGTGACAGAAGAAGTCGCAGCAATAACAGTTCCTGCAGTTCTGCTTGCCATTACCAAATCACCAACAGATAAAGTTTGGGAACTTATTGTGCGTTTCTTTGTCTCTGAGTCCTTACCACTCACCCTATAAAATCCTGCAGCCATATATTTAAGTTGTTTTAGTTAATTATATCTTCCATTTCCTCCTCGTCAAAACCCTTAAAAACTAATCCAGGATGAGCAGAGGAAACAAATGTTTTGTTTCCAGCTAGCACTGCTTTTTTAGTTTCAGTTATAGCTTTGGCGGGAGCAGATGTCCCGTGAGATATGTCATCAACTTTGCGTTTTTGAGCTTCAATTTTTTCTTTAGGAAGTCCTTTCTCTCCTAATTCTTCCTTTACATCTCTATCTATTTTATTAAAAATAGATTTGAGTTGTGCGGGGGTTTTGCCGTTAAGATTATAATCAGAACTTAATTCTTTAAATCTTCCCCAATAAACATCGTCTTTGTCGTTTTCTGGTAAATATTCAGGGTGTTCAGCGATGAAACTGTTTAAAGTTGCATCAGCTTGTTCCTTGATATTAGCAGACTTTTTAACAAATCCTTGTTTTGAAGCAATAATATCAACAACTTTCTTGAGTCCGACAATTTGTTCATCGTCATACCCAAGATTTTTTAATTCATCGTCAGTATCATTGTCTTCAATTATTGGTTCAAGTTTTATTAAATTATTCTGATCCTTTTCACGATTAGCCCTCCTTAATCTTGTAATTTCAGCTCTCATTGCACGCTCTTTTGGCGTTTCTCCTGGAACATCTTTTAATCCATCGCCGAGGTTCTCCGCTGACGGAGTAGTTGCGATGGGTTCAATTACCTCAGTTTTTTTGGCTTTTTCTTCAACTTTTTCATCTGTTTTTTCTTCTTTAATTCCCTGCTCTTCTTCAAATGCCTTTAAATCATCTTTGGTAATTTCACTTTTTACCTCTTTTATTTCTGTTGTCATACTTTTGTTTTAACGCCTTAAAGATAGGCGAATATATTAAATTATATTTATAAAATATTTTATCCAAGCATATTATTCGCAAATCATCCAAGTTAAATTTGATAAATACTTCGGTTCAATACTTATTCCCTCTAATTCTTTTAGGGCTAACACAGGAGTTTTAATATCTGCATTTTCATCAAGAATTGTATTAATCTTTTCATTAAACTCCTTTCCATTCTCTTTGGAAAAATTATAATTTCCAGTTTCTTTGCCGTCCTTATCCTTGATTAGCGTTCCAAGTTCTTGAATCAGTTTATTCCTTTCTTTTCCGTAAGTTTCTATAATTGGATTAACATTTTTAATAAACAATGAAACCTTGAAGCTTGTAAATACTGGTAATTTTTGTTCACTTAAAATTTTTAAACTTTCTAATCCATTTATAATGTCTCTTAATTTAACCTCATTTTTTCCCTCTACTAATGTTTTTAATTCTTTGTTTTTCATACGATTTTTTAACGCTGTAAAGTCAGCGAATTATTTAATAAATTTGTTAATTAATCTTCTAAAGAAGTTTTT